CTTGCGGCTGGCTTGGTCAAAAACATCCAAGCTGGCTGTGAACTCTATAAGCAAGCTAAAGAGTCTTTTGTCGAAATCAGGAACACTGCTAATGAAGTTGTCGCCATTGGTAAGGAAGTCAAAGGATTTTGGGGTTCACTGCGTAAACTATTTGGCGGTAGTCCCAAGCCTGAAGCTACAAAGTCTGTGGCAAAGGCTAAAAAGTCAGACTACGTTGCTGTTGAAGAAACTCAAGTCAAAGCTGACATCGTTAAGAACCTGACTGAGTTCTTCAAGCTACAGGAACAGTTAGAAGCGCATATCAGGGAATCAGAGGAGAAGGCAAGGACTGTAGTTTTCTCTGATGATGTGAACTTGATGGAAGAAGCCTTAAACAGGGTTTTAGCGCAACAAGAGATGGAGAGATTGGTAGTTCAGATACGAGAGTGCATGGTCTACCAATCGCCCCCTGAGATGGGTGCTTTGTATAGTGAAGTTTTCAGCATGAGAGACATCATTGCTGGAGAGCAAGAGAAGGCTAGAAAGAAAAGAGATGCAGAGTCATGGCTACGAAAGGAAAGGGAGCGTCTTCTAGCAGAAAAACAAGCATACCTGTTGGTAGCTTTCCTGTTCCTCCTATACCTATGGATGCTAATAGGTCTGGTAAGCAAGATTGGGAGAGCGTAATGGGATGGATTGCGGCTTGTGTGCTTTTGGTTATGCTCCTACCCTTATTGGGTATGTTATACATAGACGTATTGCAAACCAAGCATGAAGCCAAACAGCAAGTAGAGAAGGTCGAGAAACTCAGAAGACAAGTTGAACAAAAGGAAAGAGAGAAAGAGAAATGAATATTTACTGTATTTGGGGCTTATCTATCCTATTGGTACTGCTAGTTGGATGTGATGACCGCTACCGCTACCCTTGCCAAGACCCATTGAATTGGTCTAATGCTGAATGTAAACCCCCAATCTGTACCGCTTCTGGTACTTGCCCTGAAATGTTAGTTAAACCCGAACAGGAGAAGAAATGATGCCTACCATTGGATACAAACCAAATACTCGCCTTAGTTCTGATGAGATTGAAGTCAGAGTATGGGCATTCGTTATCGTGGTCTTGGTGACCATTCTGTTGGCTTCTATGGGTATGTTCCTGTACTCTGTGTCATTTGTACAACAGCCAATGAACGGCAGTATGGCGGCAATTGACAAGGTGTACACACAGCAGATCAGCACCATCATGGTGTTTATTACTGGTGTGCTTGGTGGTGTTGCTGGTAGGTCTGGGGTCAAGGCAATAGCTAGTGCGAGTGCTAAGGCTGAAGCCATTGACAATGATGAGCCTCCAAAGCCATGAGCCTGTTTAATCCTTGGGTGCTGTTGGGCATCCTGATGACTGTTTTAGGCGCTTTTGGCAGTGGTTATTACAAGGGTGGCGAGGATGAAAATGCTCGTCAACAGGCTGAAATAGCCTCTTTGAATGCTAAGGCTAGGGAGACTGAGCAAGCAATGGCTAAAGTGGCTCAGACGTATGGACAAACACTAAGAAAGGCAAATGATGTTGCAAAGGTCAAAGAAGCTAAGTTGCGTAATGATGTTGTGTCTGGCAAGCTACGGCTGTTCATTCCTGTCAAAGCCCCCGACTGCCCCGTACAAGCCTCCACAGATGCCCCCTCTACCGCTGGAGATAACAGCGGAGAAGCATCAGCCGAACTTAGTGGACAAGTTAGTGAATCTCTTATCGCCATCGCCAGTGAAGGAGACACCGCCATCAGAAAACTCAACGCCTGTATCGAGTCCTACGAAACCTTGAGGAACATGAAATGACTATTTACATTCCATTGCTCTACATTTGCATAGCGATGGAATGTGAGTTCTTTCAGTCAGAGATTTACACCTTGGATAAGCAAAAGTGTGAACAAGAAATCGCTCAACAGAAAATTGAAATTACCAAGCAAGGTAAGACAGTTGAAGCAATTTGTGTAGATATGTACATTCAGCTAGAAAAAAAACAAGATAAATACAACATTGTTTACCAAAATTTGAATAAACCACATTAAGATTCACGCTGTTGTCATTGATTTAGTTTAATTTCAGACAACTTTACTGGAGTTGTCATGGGTAAAACTGTTTACAGCGATCAAGAGTTTATTGAACTTTGGAAAACTTATGAATCTGCCAGTGCCTTTGCCAAAGCCGTTGGCATGGATATGCGTAACATCATTAGGCGCAAAAACAACCTAGAGGCTAGATACGGCGAGCCGCTAAAGTCAAAGAACAGTAAGCATCAAACCATTAAAGAAAATTCAGTTCGCAAACAATTGGGGATTGAGAATGGCATTGTTTTGGTGTTTAGTGATGCCCACTTCTGGCCTAGCATCCATACAACAGCGTACAAGGGTCTTCTTTGGGCGATAAAGGAGTTTCAGCCCAAGGCTGTCATTGCCAATGGAGATATATTTGATGGTGCTAGTATCTCTCGCTATCCTCGTATTGGATGGGACTCAACGCCAAGTGTTATACAAGAGTTGAAAGCCTGTGAGTTGGCAATGGGCGAGATAGAGGAAGCCGCCAAGAAAGCAAGACACAATGTAAACCTAGTGTGGACACTTGGTAACCATGATGCAAGGTTTGAGAACCGCCTAGCCGCCAATGCGCCTCAATATGAGCAAGTTAAGGGCTTTTCCCTGAAAGACCATTTCCCTGCGTGGCATCCATGCTGGTCTTGCTGGCCTACTGAGGAAGTAGTGGTTAAACATCGCTGGAAGGGCGGTGTACACGCTACACACAATAATACAGTCAATGCTGGAGTAAGCATCGTTACAGGGCATCTACACAGCCTTAAAGTGACTCCCTTTGCTGATTACCAAGGAAACAGGTTTGGCGTGGATACTGGTACGTTGGCTGATACCGATGGGGCACAGTTTGTAAACTATCTTGAAGACTCTCCTACCAACTGGAGGTCAGGGTTTGCTGTACTGACATTTCATAATGGAAAATTGCTTTGGCCTGAGTTAGTCCATAAGTGGGCTGAAGGTCAAATTGAGTTTAGGGGTAAGGTATATGACGTATGACCTTGTAGCTTATTTAAGATCAGAAATCAAAGAACTGCATAACATTCTGCATGAAACGCAACTTGCTTTGGCGCAAGCAAATGACAGATTAAACCGCCGATCTGAACCATTAACTGAAGAGCGTATATACACGCTTTACCGCCGCAGTCTTGATTGGCGACAGTTAGCTAGGGACATCGAGGCAGATCACGATATTGAATAGCAAATCGAAACCAATGCGTTTAAGCATACAAAAAAAAGGGGAGTCCTAAGACCCCCCTGCAAGTAACAACTGCACCTGAATTATGACACACGAACCCAGACTAAGCCATCTTCGTCTTCTACGATCTCTCCGATTTCGAATTCTTCGGATTCTTCGTCTTCATAGGTTTCGTCTTCGTCAACTTCGTCTTCGCTGACTTCTTCTTCGGATTGGTTGTATTCGTACTCATCGGTAACGTCATAGTCAACAGCCCAGCCATGCAATTGCTGGAATTCGATGAATTCTTGGATGATTGCGATCTTCTCAAAATCATCTGTCTCAATAGTTACTGAGTCATCTCCAAATTCCCACTCTGCAATGTTAATCTCAATCTTGTACATGATATTCCCCTTGGTTATGGCACTATTGCCAAGTAAAATCCTATCTCTGATTTGTGACAGCTTCCACCCATAATCCCTCAATTTTTACAACGAAAGGTTAAATAAATGAACTTATCTGCCAATTTTTCTTTGAAAGAACTAACGAAATCTGACACCGCTACCCGTCTTGGTATCGACAACACACCTGATGAAGAAGCCCTTGACAATCTCAAGACTTTGTGTGACAAGGTGCTTCAGCCTGTGCGTGAGCATTTTGGTAAGTCTGTGACTGTGAATTCTGCCTATCGTAGCCCTGAGTCCAATGCGGCTGTTGGTGGTTCTAAGACTTCAGACCATTGCAAGGGTATGGCGGCAGACATTGAGATTGCTGGCGTTGCCAATGCTGATCTCGCCCAATGGATTATGGACAATTTGGACTATACACAACTAATCTTGGAGTTCTACACACAAGGCATTCCTGATTCGGGTTGGGTTCATGTGTCGTATGACCCAAATAACCTCAAGAAGCAGGAATTGACTGCTGTTAAGGTGGCAGGGAAGACCCAGTATCTCCAAGGACTACAGGCTTAATCTGACGCTTGCAGAAGTGTTTGGGGACAAGGTGTTCAAACAAGATCACCTCCCCGCACTTCTCACATAGCCATGCTTCACCTCGGTCAATGGTGGTTACTTTATTCCCATGCTGACCATTGCGTCTGCCGTAAAAGGTTCTTATCTTACGAATCATTCTTTAATTTAGCCCTT